GCTCTAGCAATATCAGACCTAGGATATGGAGTACCTGTATATACATTTGGCAGTGGAACAATAGGATATATATCTATATTTAATATAGATTCATATAATACTATTTGCCCTACAGTTGCTATAACTGCAACTCTAGTTTGCAAGACTTCTTCGTATTGCATTAATCCACTTTCAAATACATCAGGGTTCTCAGCTAGGAATTGTTGAAATTCAGGTTCACTTAAAACTTGTTCTTCCTGAGTACGCATATCTGCTATTCTATAAAATGGTACTTTAGTTTTAAAAAATCTTTCTAATACTTGATAATGCTCACTTCCACCATAATCTAAATCTTTTGAAGCATCAGGATATACAGTATAAATACTATTTTTATTTTGAGGTGAAGGATAATCTTCATCTGAATGTGAACTTATATCTTTTATAAGACCATCTACCATCTCACCTGTTTCAGGGTCTAATTGAGGCCCTAGTTCCGGATAGAGGCGAAGTACTTGTTCTTCAGTTAATATAGTAGACAATATGATACTATCAGCATCATCGAAAAACCTGTCCCTAGATGATGGTGGGACATAGACACGAAACGGGTTTACACTTGTGAACTTGACATCGCCCCTACCGAAATCAGATTCATTATCAACATACGCATATAAATATCCTAATCCAGTTACTGCATAATCATGTATTGCCTGTTTCATATGCACATCACCGCTAGAGAGCTCCCAGCAGTAACCTAGTATAAGACGCCATATTTTAGATAATTTAGCATCTGAATCTTCTCTTGGAATAACTGTAAAAGCTGGAGGACTAGCTGTTATTATAGCTTTAAGCTTTTCAACTGCTGGCCCAATTCTATCCATTGGCACTGCAGCTTGATTAACGGCAGAAAGGTCATCTGTTTCATCTGTTGTATAATGATTTCCAGAATAGAAATCAATATCTGAGCGGGCTTCTGTATCCCATGATGAACGTGCATCTCTCCAGCGTTGCCATAATTCTTGACTTTCTTGAGCTCTAGGGTCTAATTTTATGTTAGGCATACGGCGCCAAAGTTAATAATATTTTTTTTAAGTGTCAAGTATTTCTTAGTCCGGTCATCCAATTGTATACTTTTCCCCTCTTCGCTCTTTTTTTATTAATGCCTTTATACTCACTTTTCTTCATTCTAGCGCTAGAAGGCGCTTTAGCATAATAATCAGCGTAATAGAGTCCATCCATTAAATCATCATGCCTAGGAAACGGATGTTCAAAAAATTCATCTACCAATTCTGTCATACTACGTCTTATAAATAACTTTTTAGAATTAACTATAGGGCCAAGCGTTGTTTCTAGTCTATCTTCTTTTTTAATACCACCCGGAGGCTTAACACCCTTAAATATACCCGGAATAAGTCTTTTATCACTATGAGCAATCCTAGTTACCATATCTCTTACCATTTCCTGAGCAGCTACTGTTTCTATTGTAGCTCTACGTACAGGAGAATACTTATTAGCCATATCTATAATTATCTGTGGTAAATCAAATGTAGGTATACGCTCACGATAATATTCTAATACATAACGATTTTTTTCTTTATCTATAGCTATAACCATTATTACTTGAAAATCTGATGTATTTGTAGCTGTTGCTGCTATATCAACACCTATATAAACATTAACAGGTATCATTTCGTCTGTAGTCGCTAAATACGCCATTCTATCAATAGATTTAAATTCATGAGAATGATATTGTATCCTATCTATCTTAAATGACGCTGTAGAAACATCACGAGCATCATTCATATACTCTTGAGCAAATTTATTAACTAAACCAGCTTCTATAAATTCTCTTTTCTTAGCGGCAAGCTTTTCTTTTGAAAACTGTTCTGGCCATATAGGCTTTTCATTTTCAATAGCTCTATAAAAAGTAACATCCCAAGGATATGTTCTATTATTCTCTTTAGCTTCATTATTACCATCATATATCATTTGTAAGAAACTATCAAAATGTACAATAGTACCGCATAACCATATCCAACCTTCTCTACCAGCAGATTCTTCTAATGCAGGATATATAGTAGATACTACCCATTTCTTAATCTCAGCTCTACGTTCAGGTGTTTTTGTATTTAACTCTGATTCAAAGTCATCAAGTATAATACCAGTATAACGTACATCTAACTCAGAACGACCACGCAAGCGCTGTGAAGTACCTTTTGCTATCATTCTATCGCCTTTAGCAGTTACAATATCTTTTTCAGTCCATCTATTACCATAAGTGTCTCCAGCCATATCTCCAAAATAATAACGAATAAACTTATTTACTTCCAAATGTGTCTTAACATATTTTAAATGGTCAATAGCCTGTCCCTGTTCTTCAGCAATCCAAGCTATAAACTGTTGTTCTTCTTTAGGGCTAAATAGCATTTTGTGCAATATAGCAGATTTTGACAATATAGACTTACCAAAACCCCTAGGAAGTATATTACATATTCTAGCGCCGGGTTTAGTACTTATTAATTTCTTTGCTATATTTTTATGAAATTTTGGAGAAGCGCTTTTATTTAAAAAATCTTTAGGTAGAAAGGCTCTACCAAAATATAATAGGTCTTTAAATGAATTAGCTAATATTTCATCAGCTTCCCTCATTTCTGAGGGAGAAGGGTTTATGTTAAAATTATTGATTTTATCCAATTTACAAATTTATATATACTATAACAAATGGGTACCGTTACTACCGGGCTTAGTGGCGTTAGATACATTATTATTATTATTGTTTTCATTCTTCTTTTCCTTTTTTATTTTCTTTTTTTCTATTGTATCAATATCTAACCAAGTATCAAAAAAATTATCTTTATTCATGATAACCCCACTATATTATTACTTTTACTAGTATTTGCAAATATTAATATATCATCATCACCAAATACAGAATGACAGAAGATACAATAATAACTTCTAGGTTTTCCATTATCTTCAAATATTACCATTTTATCATCATTGGTTATAGTTCTTTCACAAACATAGCAAGTTTCACTATGAGTAATGACTACAGGCATATTCTCTATAGATATATTGCTAAATCCATCTTTAAGCAGGGTCTTTTTCTCCATGAGATATTAATTTCACACTAGCTCCACCAAATTGAGCAAGCTTCTCCTTACTAAAGCCTTCAAATACAGCAAGAGACTCTGTTCTCTTTTCTTTTGGAAACATACCAGCTATTTTCATTAACATCTCCAAAGCTCTAAGTTTGTCTGAATCCCTAGCTTCATCTTTATCAACTATTACTTTTGCTTTCTCAAGTAAATAGTCTTCATCTATACCGACTTTCAGCATAGACTGTTTTATTTCTTCACTAACCAATTTACTAATCCTTTCTGTTTTAAGCAAGGCTGTTGCCTGATTATTAGCATAATCCTCTTTATTCGTAGGATATACCTTTAAATACGCTTCTGTAGGGTTCATACCATTTGCAACGTATTTAGCAAACAAGCGCTCTCTTCGCGATATATTTGACTTATTAGCTCTATGCACATTACTACTTTCGTACCTAGATAAGCTATATATGTTTTTAGGTGGTAAGCCGGACATTAAGTGTTTACGCTCAGTATGTCTAGTTCCAAGTATAGTAGTAACCAATTCGCCTCCACCTTTCATTGGTAAACGCTTTATTATTCTACAAACTTGATTATCATCAGTCATAGTCCATGATTCTGTCGGAGCATCTCGCCAATTGTCATAAATAAACTCATTAGGGTATAATTCCCTAAATTCGTCTTCATCTTCAAAGACAGGTTGCTTAACACCCTTTACAATCTTATACCGCGCCACTACCGACCTTATTACTTATTATTTCTTAGCTTTATTAGCATTTTTTCCTCCGGGCGCGGCTTTGTTACCGTTTATCTCTTTGCCCCATAGAAATGTTTTACCATTTACTATATCGACAACTTCTAAACGAAAATCTCCATTTGAAAACCAATCTGCTACTCCAAAGGCATGGGCCCAGTTAACCTGCCTATTGTTTAACCACATATTTGTTTCACTAGACATATCTTTTAAACAACCCATTGAAAAGGCATGATGAGCACCATCTACATGGGTAACACCAGCACGTTGAACATCGTGAGTGTGTCCATATACTATATTCTTACCTAAATTCATGGTATGTTGTCTAGTATGGCTAATTGTAGAGTAATGACCTCCATGATAGAAGTATAGTTTACCTATACGCATAAGCTTGCCATAGGGATAGTACTTATATCCCCTTTCAGCAAGCCTCATAATGTTCTTATACTTGTATTTATCCAAATATGGATATTCTTCTACAAACATATTTAACCAATTATCATGATTTCCTTCAATCATGTGCTTTTCTTCGCATTTAACCTTTTTTAATGCGCTATCAAACAAATCAAGACCAGCATTGACCTTTACTTGTTCTTGTTCCAAATCTTCTATAACATATTCTAATGGTGGGCGCTTACGCCTTTTGTACTTAAAAGGTGAAACGCTCTTCCATTCGCCTAAATCACCTAAGCATACGAATATATTCGGTTTTACTATTGGTATAGCCTTTATTACGCAGTTTATAGCAGCATCATCCTGTAATGGAAAATGCACATCTGGTATAATAATTGCTCTACGCTTGTTTTTCTTTATTCTTGCCATGTTTCCTACTATATAATACTATGTTATTCTCTTTACGCGACATATCAGTAGCTACATCATCTCGTAGCATACCAATCGCTATCTTGCCGCCCTTATCTTTAAAAGCCTCAGCCCCCTTACCCATAGCCTCTATTACAACTAAGTGTCTTAAGTTGCAATCACAGCACCAAAGGTAAAAATGAGACTCTGCATCAACTACAAAGGCTTCGCTGTCAAATGTTTTAATGTTCATTTTGCACTATCGGTACTATTACATTTTCAAAGTATTCACAGTCATAAGCTTTACAAGGCTTATCCGCATACCTTTTGTCTACTATTTGGTACAATACTCCGTTTTCGTGTTTCATCATAGCTCCTATGCATATTTTATTAACCCAGTTACAGCAATGTTTTTTAGCTTGTGCCAATTTTTTATTCTTTTCTGAGTCTAGCACAGCGGAAGTTAAGCATTAATAATGGAAATGTCAAATTAGCAATTTTTGGCTTTGTATTATATATATAATATATAACACTTATATATATAATTTATACTATACGCATATTATAGTTATTTCTATTACTATTACTATACTATATATACTATACAAAACTTGAAAAAAATTTTTCACAGATATTTTGAGGTTTAATAGCGCTGTTTTAAGGTAAACTACAAAAATAGGGTCACTTTGGGTGTGGGTCTTTTATGTGCCCCCGACCCCGGTCTTTGGTTTTTCGAGTTGTAGGGAATTTAGTTGAAAATCAATTATACATAATATATATTATGTATTCTTAGGTTAAAATTACTTGTAATTAATACAACGAAAGCAAAGCAAGACACTAATAATTTATAATTGCTTACTTGTTTTATTGTTTGATTTAAAACTTGACACTAATCAATACACTACACTATATTACTACTGTCAATTAAACACTAACTAACTAAAAGGATGTAATTATGGTTAAATACACCAATGCTCAAGTATCTGAGATTAAAGACTCTTTGTTTACTGATATAGTAGATGGAGTTGAGGTCTTTAATGAGAATATATATCTTGACTGGGTACAGAAGCAAGAAGCTAAAGGAAATACTTTTCCCAAAGCTAGAACTGGAAAGGTAGTAGATAATAAAACAATCGAAACCTTGAAAGCTGAGTTTACAACTGCAATTAAGAAATTGCCTAATGTGACAACTACAGGCAAGAAAGGCTTTGTAATAGATGGTAATGACCAACTAATACAGGTACAGCCATTGTTTAGGGTTGTAGAGGCTAATAAAGCTGGAGTATCAGAGAAGAAATTCAATGAGATATATAAAGCTACTGCAAAAGCTCAGAATATCAAGACACCTAAGAAGGATACTACTAAGCAAAACAAGTAATTGTAATATTGTTTGTAATAAATCAAGCCTATTCATATCTTTGGATAGGCTTTTTTTATGCTTTATTTAAAGATACACATACTTACACACCTTAAACCCTCGAATTTCTCTATTGAATAAACTATCTATACATATTAATTTACACTCTACTGTAATAATCGCTAAAGATTATACTAGCGGTAAAAGTAAAGTAGTGCATCATACAACCAAAGCGACACACTATCCAACAGCGAGAGATATGGTAGTCAATCACTTAGCAAAGTATTACAGTCAATTTAATTTACAAGTAAGTATAAGAGATTGCGTAGTAAGAGAAGTTATTGTATATAAACCAGAGAAAAGCGTACCTCCAAAAGATAAGTACAAAGGATTACCTGCGTACAATAAATATATTCCGGACAAGCTAGTAACATTTGAAGCTGATGGTATGCGATATAAAGTTGATAAAGATTTTAATATTTACACAGAAGACAATAGTGCGCATTTTAGAAGTATAAAGAAAAGTAAAGTGCGTTATTTGATGAGCCAATACGATAACAAGCGTATGAGCGCTGATACATTTGTCTATGAACTAAATAAGGCAATAGATAACAGATGAGTAGCGGTAAAACAAAACAAACATCCTCCC